CAAGCCTCACCAGGCACCCTCTGTTCGCAGTGCAGGCATTACCTCACAGCTAACTGGAGGCCGTGCCGATATACTCATCTTTGATGACGTTGAAGTTCCCCTTAACTCAGCATCGGACATCCAAAGGGAGAAACTTCTACAGCTAGTTACAGAGGCTGAGTCAATCCTGACTCCTAAAGACGACTCACGTATTTGTTTCCTCGGCACTCCACAGTCCTGCTTCACGATTTACAAAAAGCTCGCTGAGAGGTCCTACAGGCCCTTTGTTTGGCCTGCTCGGTACCCGAAGGACGTAGGACGCTATCAAGGCCTGTTAGCGCCGGTCCTAGAGGCCGATCTGGACGCAGGAGCAACACCGGGAGACCCTACAGATACGCGGTTCACTGATCGAGACCTTTTGGAACGTGAGTCGGCCATGGGCCGCTCAAACTTCCAACTTCAGTTCCAGCTCGACACAAGCCTCTCAGACGCGGAGCGTTTCCCCCTCAAATTCCAAGACCTCATCGTTACGCCTATAGGTACTGAGTGTGCTGAAAGATATGTTTGGTCCGCTGATCCTCGCTACCTACTTAAGGAACTTACTCCTGTCGGTCTTCCTGGTGACCGTTTCTACGGACCCATGTTTATTGACGAGGCAGCAGTTCCTTTTGCTGAAACGATTGTATCGATTGACCCGTCAGGACGCGGACAAGATCTCACTGTGGCCGCCGTCCTTAGTCAAGCTAATGGTTATGTCTTCCTCCGGGACATGAAGAGTTGGCAAGACGGATACTCCGATGACACCCTTTCATCGATTGTCCGCCTAGCTAAGCGCTACGGCGCTACCACCCTCCTCTGTGAGTCGAACTTCGGTGACGGCTTGGTTGGTGAGCTCCTCAAGCGTCACTGCACTCAGCAAGGGCTGGGGGCAAACGTAGATGAGGTCCGAGCCACCGTCCGCAAAGAAGAGCGGATCATCGACACGCTTGAACCGATCATGAATCAACACAAGCTGATCGTTGACCCCAAGGTCTTCGAATGGGATTACGCCTCTAACCCCGATCTTCCTCCGGAGAAACGCCTAGAGCACATGCTCATGCGTCAGATGGCCTTCATCACCCGAGACAAGAACTCCATCAGACATGACGACAAGGTCGATTCCCTAGCCCAAGGCTGTAAGTACTTCATCGATGCCCTCGCTCAGTCCGCTCACAGGGCTCAGGCACAGCGAAAGCATGATGAGTGGGCTGCTATGCAGCAGGCCTTCATAGACCATCCCCACATCGCCACTGATCGTCTTGCCTTAGGCCTTTCGTTCCGAGGTATCCAGACCGCTACAAACCGTGTCTACGACTGGGTTCCTAGCGATCGGTAGCTCATTGGGACCAGTTAAACAGGAGAAGTGGTGCTCTCCTGTGTGGATATAGCGGTGAGATGGCCCCCTGTGTTTCAAGCCATGGGGGCCGCTCCTCACCTCAAAAGCACCCCCGCTCTTCCAGGTTTTGGTAGTTCCTGAGTTGAGTAAAGCCTCTCCGGCCTCTTCATAAATCGCCTCAGTCAAGCCTCTATAGATACCCCGTGGGGGGACTATAGGGGGGTAGTTTTTACCGCTAAAACATCCAACATTCTAAATGCCTAGTCAAGGCATTCCCTTAAACTATCTTCTATCTATGATAGCTAGACCAAAGATTAGTGTAGTGTCAGTTACTCCTGATGCAGAATATATTATTAGTTACTGTGCTCGGGTAAGTAATCCTAACAATCAGGATAATACCGACAATGAGAAACTAATTCGCTACCTAATCAAACATCAACACTGGTCTCCCTTTGAGATGGCTCATGTGGTGATGGAAATCAACACCACAAGGTCTATAGCTGCTCAACTCCTCCGTCACCGTTCCTTCGCCTTCCAGGAGTTCTCACAGCGCTATGCCGATGTGTCTCTGATGGACTTTGCCTCTCCTCCTCACCTCAGACGGCAAGACATCAAGAACCGTCAGAACTCCATTGACGACCTTTCGGCTGACAGAACTTCCCTCTTCCATAGACGCGCTGCTCTGCTCTTCGCGGACTCAGAAGACCTCTATAGGGAGATGGTGTCTTCCGGTATCGCCAAGGAGTGTGCGAGGGATGTCCTTCCTCTTGCTACTCCCACTCGGCTTTATATGGCTGGGTCTGTCAGGTCCTGGCTTCACTACATCGATCTCAGGTCCGCTAATGGAACGCAGCTAGAGCATCAACAGATTGCTCTCAAGTGCAAAGAGCTACTCGCTGAGAAGCTCCCCACTGTCTGCGCTGCGATGTGGTCCTGATGATGTCTGTGAAATGGATGATGACCGTAAGAGGCGCCTAGAAGCCGCTCTAAGGGCTGTTGAGGCTGTGGGCAATGAAACCCTCGCTAGAAGCATTAGAGCGGCCTTAGAGGGGCGTCCACTGTCCGCTGATGAATCTGCACCGCCTTGGGGTGGTACGGACTAGGAGTTTTTTGTCAAAAATTTCCGTTCCCTATACGCGTTTGGTAGCGCCGCGAACATCCCCCTTGGGGGGTCTCCTTTTGAGCGACCAGGGGGGTGTGTCTCGTGATCCCTTGCGCCGCAGCGGGAGTCGTTAGTTTCTCAGTCTAACGCGACTGTGATAATGACTCCCATTCTCAACTAGAGCGTGTGTCACTGACTGCTGACATGTCCGACATTCCAGTCATACCAAGGGTTCTCAGCTATTGCGAATGACTCTCATTATCAAGTAGTACACCAGTACTAGAGCAGGGGTGGTACGCCTGTACCAGTTTGTTTGCCCTTGTGTTTGCTGTTATCTGTGCCTTCCTATGAACCAATCTAAACAAGAGAAACGAATCAATCAAGTCACACAGCAAGCCATCAGAGACCTCTACAGGCGCATGGAAGCCCTGTTAGACCACGTTCCTGATGGATGTGACCTAGAGGAGGATTCAGTGGCCTCACAGGCCGTTGGAGACGTGATTGCACTAGAGGAAGAATGGTTCCTCAATCCAATGGTCCGTGAACGCTGCTCACTCATCGACTTCGACTACACCGGAGAGGATGAGGACTGACTGTTACAGTATGTGAAGCACGTTTAGTCCCACTTGCACTGGTGGAATCGATGCCTTAATAATGGGTGGCAACGGCGCACCACCTAACGATGATGGCTTCTCTTACCGCACCACTTTCAAAGACAAAGGACATCGTCTATTTCGTCAATGTCTCACCTGTCATCCCAAAGATCATTGCCCGTGTCTCACAGCCTGACGACATGGATGACGATCTCTTCATGAGCAGGTGTGAGGTACTAGCAGACTCGTATGAGCGCAGTCACAGCGGTAGCTTCATAGAGATGTGGGGACCGAGTGACCTTGACGTAGAGGTCTGGCGAAGAGACAGCCGTGACCGTCACTGGTTTGCGAATGACTTGTTTCAGAACATGGTCACTTCTTTGTTCAGCAAGTTGCACTAAGCCAACCAACCACACACCAAACGACCACGCGGGTTGCCTTCGGGTGCCCGCTTTTTTGTGTCTGTGACTGGCTTGCTTTGTAAACCTGTTGTCATTATTAAATGCCGAAATCCCACTTGCACTCAGGCAATAGACGCGGCATCATTGCTGCAAGCGGAAGCCGGTGAGTGCTTCTGCTCATGCCAACAAGCGCTGGGATTGCTACGGCAATCACCTTCAGAGGAACCTGAGGGGTCACCAGAGGGGAATAACTGCCCTGGGACAGACCGGAAATAGCCATGACCCGTCAACAGACGGAATGGCATCAACTGTCAATTACTCACCACAACACCGCTATCCACCCACCCAAACAAACCGATGATCCATCCAGTTATCGACATCACTGCTGAGACCCTCAGCGTTGAGTCTTGGCCCATCACCTGCACCATCCAACAGCCCACCACTACTGCTCGCAAACCACTTCCACGTCGCGTTCGTCTGCCCAAGCCCATCTGGTCATCACTGCTGAAAAGCCACGTGATGCTTGACGTTTGACCTGTCACTTGCATTCAGCCAATCAAGATGACACATCAGCAGCTGGCTCAACTCTGGAGCTACCGAGTCATGGACACCAACTGGACACAGCCTGACCTGATCACATGGTTGATGCGAGAGCACAACCACAGGCGCAACACAGCAGAAAAGACAAGTGATTCAATCTTGGATCTTTTGTTCAGCGCGAATGTTTTGGAAGAGCAGTTCAAATTGCTTTATCCAACTTGTCTTACTTCAACAGCTACGCAACGCCTGACTTAGAGCCTCTATTGCATGAGGTGTACCAACGCTTTGATGTAAGGGGCGAAGTCCCTCAGTCGTATCTACGGATACTGCACGACTGCGCCCTTTACGCCCAAGACCTGATGATCACTGGGATCTCAAGGGAAGAAGCGTTGGCGGAGTCTTTCTTTGCCTTTGCCCCTGAGTTTATGCAGAAAACGCATAAAGCATAAATTCCGTGGCCCTTCACATTCTCTTAAGGAGCTACCCCTAAAGGCTATGCTCATCCGACTACTTGCATTCAGCCAACCAGCCTGAGCATGCTCCGTTCATTTGTCTGTCAGTACCGCGGGAGCGGTGGGCAGCTCAGGGAATACGCCGTTCCAGCGTTGTCCTTTGAGCAGGCTCACGCCGACGCGGTAGCCACACTTGATGATCCTGAATCAATCGTCTCCATCTATGAAGACCCTGATGAGTTCGACTTTCTTCTCAAGGCAGTCACGCCGGATGCACACCATGTATGCGTTGTGTGCGGCACTCCTTACGCTGCTTCCGCTGATGTGGGGTGCACTGCTTAGCCCACTCTATTAAATGCGGACCAGCGACCTTGACCGGGTCGCTCGACAGCTAGCAACAGAGACGCAAGCTCAGGAAGAGCAACGACACAGACTGGCCACGCGGGTAAACCGCGCAGAG